CCTGAATAATAATCAACGCCTAAACCAAAAGGACTAGCTAAATATTTTTTTATATTACCTTCACCTTGAACTAAAGTTACAAATTTATTCCAAGCATTTACAACTTTATCAGTTGGCATAACTAATCTAGCATTATGAGCCTTTTCTTGTTCATGTCCAATTTCAGAGCGTGTTATATGCGATTTTTTTTCATAGAAAAAATATGTATAATAAGCTAAAAAACTTCTATCATAAGTAGAACCCCCTAACTCATTAATATACCTAATCCCTTTCCATTTAACATCTAATTCTGAAATTGGGTCTGTATAATCTTTACCATTTACAAGTTCATCCCATTTTGCATCGGATAAGGGGTCAACCCAAGTTGCGTCTCCTGAATCTAAATTTAATTCTAAATCAGCGTATAATTGAGCCCCTAATGATTTAAATAAACATTCTTTAGCATATTCATTAATAAAACTTATAACCTCATTATCTATCCCTACTACAGAATCTGTAATTCCAGGTTTAGCATGCGGAATATATATTTCACCAGTAAAATATGTATTGTCTATTATCACTTAATTATGTTTTTAATTTTCTTGGAGTATATTTTTCAATACTACTAACAACTTTAGCTACTTCTAATTTATTAACTAATACACAAGCTGTTGAATGATGATAAATTTCTTTTGAACCTACATCATGAGTGCCATGTGGTTTTGTAAATTCAATTTCTACAAATCCAGAATGTCCTTTTGGTATTTTTAATGGCTCAATTAATCCTTTACCTACAACAATATGATTTTTTCTTAATGAATTAGATTGCATATTTTTAATAGCATTAGCTGTAGCATTTTTTGCTCTTTCCTCGCTTTTTAAAGCTTCATCTTTTTTGTCTTTATCTTCTGACATATTTATTATTTTTAAAAATTATACTTAAAATTATGGAGCTTCAATTGCTGCTACAATCGTTGCAATATCATCATAAATAAATGCAGCTTGATCTAGATTTTTTACATATTGAAAATATCTACTTTCACCAACCATTGTAAATTTATTTGTTATAAATTGATCATTAATCCATCCTATACGAATACTAAATGGAACATAATTTTCAATATGATATTTTTTCATATCAGCAACAAATACTTTACCTGCTGGAATTTCTTCCCATGGTCTAATAATTATACCTCCAATATTTACAACACTAAATAATGAAGCACTTGGATACAATGGTAATCCATCGTTATCTTTCGCAGCCACAAAATTTAAAAAGAAGTCTATTGGACTTACCATTGCAACATTAGCTCTATAACTAGCCTCATTCGTAAAATTATGAGTAACATAAATATCCGTAACAGCCGCGTTAATAACGTCCATAATATTAGCGGTACCCGCAGGTAAACCAGCTAACATAGCTCCAGCTACAAATGTTCTAGCATAAACTGTTGCTCCAGTTGGATTATCTCCAATACCATCTGAAAAATAAACACCATTTATTTTAAATAGGTCATGATTTTTTCTTAAATACTCCCTAGCTACAGATTCTAATTTAGCATAATCCGTTACAGATTCTTCCGTTAGAATTTCATACGCAGCCGCTTTTTTAGGAGTATTATATCTAGTTTCCCATTTAAAATCAATTTGTGGTTTAGTACCTCCTTCAACAACAAATGCATAACTTCCTTCTTTAGGTAACATTTCTGTATAACTAGATGCTGGTTTATTTGTACTTGTTACAGAAGCATAATTTAATAAATCATTATCATTCCTTAAATTAAAAGAACCTAATTGCGCGCCTAATACAGTTGGAACAGTAACTTCATCTGTACCGCTTCCTGTAGTAATATCTGCTACAGCTTTGTTTACATCTCCAAAAGGATTAAATTCAATTTCTCCAGATCCTTGTTTATAGATCTTTTTAATTTCATCCCTTTTTTCAATAATAAACTCAGCAAATCTTTCTTCAAATTTTTTAGTCACTTTTTGTCTTTGTGAATCTATAAAATCTTGTAAAGTTTTTCCTTGTTCTTCAAGAGCTTTAATGCATTTAGCTACTTCTTCTTTTTCTGCACCTTTATCTCTTAAATCTACCAGTTTTTCTTCAAGCCCTTTAAATTTTTCTTCTAAGCCTTGTTGAATTTTTTTTACTTCTTCGTCCATTTATTAAAACATTTTTTTATTAATAATTATTTTTTTTAAACCTATAAAGTGCTATTGCGGCTTTAATATATTTTTCATAGTGTTTTCACGGCTATTATACTTGCAGCCAGTTTTTAACTGCAGTTAAATAATTATATTCATCAGTTTTTAAATATTCATTTTTTATTGATTGTGTTGGCGTAACAAAATTTGATCCATTTACTACAGCGGATCCTTCTATACATTTTGCTTCTAGTACAGCCCAAAACATACCTGCATTTTTAGCTTCTTTACTATTTATTACAGAAGGAAAATATTTTTCCCAATTTTCAAATTGTACTTGATAATCTTCATCATTAATACATGTAGCAAGTTTAATATATCTCATGCCTACACTATGGTTATCCACGTGCCCTTTTGCATATTCATTAAACATATATGCGTTGCGCGATTTAAGTATTTTAGATTCAAATACTAAAGCTTGTGTTTCTCCATCTGCTTTATATCCTAATTCTCTCCAACTATAGTCTTTAACGTATACTTTTAAATTATCTCCATCGGAAATAATTTTATCAAAAGACATTTGATGTTCTTGTAGATGTTTAATCCTTTTATTTTCCTTTAATGATTTATCCCATAGTCCTTTAATATGAACATCCCAATGTGAATCAAATAAATTAACAGTATTAATAATTAATAGTGCTTCTAATTCATTTTTATCTAAAAGGCTTAAATCAGTGTTTTTGTTAACATTAAAATCGTCAGATATAATACTAACAAAAGACACTGAATCTGCCCTTTTAAGTTCTGATTTTTTTTTGTCTAAAATGATTTCTTCATTTGTTACAATAAAATCAAACAACTCTTTTTTTGTAGCGAAATTAGGTATATTTAATTTTTCTTTGTTCATTTTTTTATAATTTTACCCTTTTCTAAATTTTCACGTTTTAAAAGTTCTATTTTTTTAAAATTATCCTTTTGATTTTTATTAAGCTTGTGCTTGTTGTCCTTCTCCATTTTGTTGAATTTTTATAAGTTCATTTAACTTAATAGTTTTATCAAATCCGCTATACTCTAAAGCAATATCATCAGGCAATCCTGCGTTTCTTAAAGCAGCTAAAGCTTCAGCTTGTCCAGCTATACTTTTATATCTTTCTATTCTTGTAAATTGCATAATAGGCATATGTTCAAAAGACCCTTTTAAAGTATATCTATTATCAAGCATAGATTGGAATACCGAAACAGCACTATTTAAAGAAGCTTGCATCTCATTTTGCATATAAGAAGACATAGACTCTTTAAAATTATTATATGTCGTTTTTTTAGCTTCTAATGATAAAATATCCTTAGGTATATGTAATGCTGTATAAATTAAATTACCATCTACTTTAACGCTTTCATCTAATCCTAAATCTCTTAATGCTATATGTAATGATTTCCAATTTAAATTAGCTTTAGTTACGATACCTCTTTTTCTTGTAAATGATAAACCGTAAGTATTATTAACAAGATGTTCCATGTCTTGTTTCTCTTCTGGAGTTAAAGGAAAACCATCTTTAGTTCCAGTTATTAACTCTTTACCATTTGATTTTAAAATTATATTTTTAGCTATTAAACTATCATTAGTATTAATTAATGTTTGTTTTAACCCATCCATTCTGCTTTTAACTTTGAATGGATTTCTATTCATACAATTAGGCAAATCATAAAAAAACATTAGATCTCTAATTTTTATTCTTAAATTTTCATTATTAGCATCATAAATTATATAAAGATCTAATGTTTTATCATCTAATATTTTAGTTTTATAATTATTATTTTTTAATTCTTCAGGCCATTCAATTAAATTATAATCTAATATATATAATTGTTTAGGTTCATCAAACCCAATTATCCCCTTTTTATAAACTATACAAACACCTTGTGCTATTTGTATAAACATTAATGATTCTAAAAAATCTTGTGTAGTTTGGTATGGATTTGGTTTTTTAAATAACTCTAATAAACTATGATTTTTTGCTTTTTCTCCGGTTGAATTTTTCTCTATAAAAAATTCTGCTTGTGAAAATATTTTTGATACAAATAATATAGCAGGGGTAAGAATTGGATGATTTTGCGCTATTTCTAAATTAGTTCCTGATAAACCCCAATCTTTGAAAGATGTTACATCATAAAAATTCTCCCCGTTTATATTTCTTGTCCATGTTGGCCAAATAATACTAGGTAGATTAACTATCATGCGAACAAATATAGTAATTTAAAATAACATAAAAAAATTTTAAAGCAACATTTTTCACCCGTATTTGAAAATATTTTCAAATATTGCTAATTTTTTTATAATTTTATGCTTAAATACTTAACTAAAAAGTTAATTACGTATCTTATAGCATCCATATAATGATCATCTTCTTTAACAGGCTCATCTGTTGCTTTATTATATCTATCAACATGCCATGAATAACTATTATATTCTTGTTCTATATCTTCATCTGACACATAATAAATTGTAAATCCTTGTACAATGGTTATACCTGAGGATAAAGAACCA